AATTTTACATCTCCAAAAATTTGTTTGTACTCTTGAGAATCTATTATGTTACGAACCTTACTTCCAAAACGAACTGCAAGTTCTGTATTATGTGATACTTGCATAATTTTTAATTTTGGATACTTACCAATAATCCAGGCAGGAAAATATACAGATGCAAATTCTGATTTAGTATGCCTAGGAGGCATATTGATTATGAGCCTTCCTTTTCTTTCATTAGCTATTTTAGAAAACTCGTGTGCAATAATCTGATGATGACCCCATTTACTTTTTTCTTTTTCTTTTCTACACATAAAATCTTGCCACATCTCTTGCACAAAATATAAAAAATTATCTTGGCAAAGTTTTATATGTTCTATAAAAACTTTTTCAACTCGTAGTCTTAATCGTTCCGTAGTTAAATGATCTACACTCATTATTTTTTAGACATCCAAGCAGTTGCTCCCATATATGCACCAACAATACCTGCTCCAGAAATATAAAACAAATTGCTAATATCACTTAGAGCCTCAATTTTTTCTGTGGTCATAAATGGCATAAACATCATAGCTGTAAATAACCCCATACCAACTAAAGTAAAAGTTGCCATCCTTCTTTGTGCCCTATGCTTTCTTAATTCACCCTCTAATCTTTTTATTTCTTTCATATGTGCTAATTCCTCATCAGATACAACACCATCTTTATCCATATCGTACTGAGCATAGTTAGAATTTTTTTGTAACTTTTTTACCATAAATTTTTTATAACACAAAACAACCGATATGTTTACTCTCTATATGTATGTATTCAACTTAACTTATACACGCAACGCTAGTTACATAAATTTTGCCGACCCTAAAAAAAAATAAAAAAAAACTTGACCTGTTGCAAAAAAACACTGGGTCCTTTTTATCGACTAATGCAGAACAGAACGTGAACAAACGATTTTTTTTAACATAATAACAGTTATGCGAACTAATGACACGAATCAGTTGCCAAGTTAATTATGCTGTCTAAATTTTCTAGCGTATATTTTTTAGATCCAATAATATCGAACCGTTCTACTTCTGGCACATAACCAGAACAAAATGAGTACAAAGACGGAACGATTTTCACAAGTTTTAGCTCTCTTTGCGAGAGGGCTAAAACTAAGTTAAATACATTACCACCTGCCTTGAGATAATCTATCTGCCAAAGTATTTGATATTTAGATAAGTTTAATTTCTTATCATCATTTGCTTTTAACTCTACAAAAAAAGACTTACCTTTTATGCAGCAAAAAACATCTGGAACACCGTTAATTGTAGTAGTTTCTAATCTCATCATAAATAAAGATCTTGTTTTAGCAATCTTGTTAAGTGATTTCCATAAGTTCTTTTCCATAAGACCTTTTTAGTTAAGTATGCACCTAGCAGAAATGACGCTACCAGGTGCAACAAAGGATAGCCACATTTAGTGTGTGGCATCACTACCTTAAACGATTGCTTAAGGAATATCAATAACTAATTCCTGTCTTCTGTTTTTGTAGATCTTGTTGTTGTTCTTGTAAGGTATTACGAACATTAGTCCAATACCTAATCATTCTGGTGTCATTTAATCTATCAATTACACCTTGTGTATTATTAATCATTTTATTCATATATATAATTTGTTCGTCTAGTTCTTGTTCTTTTTGCATTAAGTGATCTTTAAATCTGCTCATTTATTTCTCCTTTATTTCTTTTAAAATTTTAATTATCAATTCTGCTTTTTGTGGTGTTAATTCCATTCTATTAGTTCTGTTTCCGTTGCCATCTGAAATCACTATACCAAAACCATAAATCGTATTATCTAATTTTTTAAATTGTTGTCTTACATAATCTTCGTATCTATTCATTTATTTCTCCTCTGTTAATATTTTTTCAACTAAGTCAGCTAATAGTTCTACCTTTTGTCCTTCTTCCAGGTTGCTTTCTAAAATACGTTTTAATTGTTTTTTAGCTTGTTCTTTTGTCATTTTATTCTCCTTTGTTATAACAGGAAAGTGCTGTTAAGCACTCTCCTTTACTTTTACTAATGTTCTATAATGTATACATTGAATGTTGTAACCACCTGCTATGATAGTATCTATTTCAACATTTTGTATTCCGTTAGTAGTATTAACTTTATAGAAACCATGAAATCCATCTGTACTTCTAGTAACAGTAGATTTAATAACTTCTGTGATACCAACTTTAGTAAGTTTAGTTGCTATACTATTATTTCTAGCATTTAATTTAGCCTCTGCATCTTTTTTAGCAATTGCTAAAACATCTTCTAAAGTTCTCCATTCAAAAGTTTTATATAAAGTTTTACCACCTGCTATCTCAACTAACTTATTGATGTAAGCACCATAAGTAGCAAAAGAATTACTATTATTATTTTCTTTAAAGTTTTGCAATGCTACATATTTATTTTTATAATGTTCAATCACTCCATCAACATATCTTTTATCATAATCAACAAAATCAGTTTTTAAAGTTTTGATAATATCTTTCCAAGTCTCATAATTTTCTGGTGAAAAAATATCAGCAATTTTTGCTTCTGCTCTTTGTTGAGTAGTTAACTTCTTAATTGGTAAGCCTTTTACTTCTTCTCTTAATTTTTTAAGATTAAGAACTTTCTCAACATCTACATTGTTATACTTTAAAGTCCATAATTTTTTCTCTGATACTTGATGTAAAGAATCTGGTACATAAACTGCTTCTTTACTAGGGTATAAATCGTTGTTAACATCTACTCCATTGTATCTCTTAATGGTAGCTTCAACTATTTCATAATCCTCATCAGTATAGTGTTCTTTGTTGTTTTCTATAATTTTAACAACTTCTTCTTTAGACCAAGTTCCTGTATAGTTCCATCTAATATCACCAGACTTAATTTTATAGCCATAATCTTTTCTATAAGTTACTTTAATACCATCAAGATTTTTTGTAAGGTGGTCGTTTTCTTTTACAACAACTCTATATTGATTTTGTATTGCATCAAGAACTTCTTGTTTAGCTACTTTTGTGTGGAACACTCTAGCATCTAATTGTCTTTGTGTTTCTTCTTTTAAGTTTAAGTTTGTCATTTTAATTTTTCTCCTTTGTTATATAAAAAGTATAGCACATCTAATTTGTGCTGCAACTTAATTATTCCTATTTTTCCAGTTTCTTATAAAGCACTTGCTTACAAAAAAAAAAATATTAAAAGCGTAGAATCAGCAAATATTTTGGGAAAATGGAAAAAACCCCAGAAAACATACCCTTACAAAGAAATAGTTTTGGGAAAGTATTGGGAAAAATTCCTAGATTTTGGGAAAAATATTAGTTCTAGGATTGTTTTTTCTGCATTTTTGTTTTATTTTTTATTTTCTAAGTAGAAGCATTATAGTAAAATAAAATAGGAAAGTGATTCGTTATGGCACAAAAAAGGAGAGAATTGAGATCAATACAAGATCTTACTGATAAACAAAAAAAGTTTATTGATATTCTAGTTGATAACTGGGGAAAGATAACCAAGACTGATGCGTTAATCGAAAGTGGTTATAATACGAAAACTAGAGAAAGTGCAATGGTCCTTGCTTCGAAACTCACGAACCCAGATATTAACCCTCATATATGTCGATACTTAGAAAAGAGATTAGCTGAAGAGAGAGAAGTATATGAGAAAGATAAACTAAGACGGTATAAGATACTAGATGATTTAAGAGATCAATCGTCAGCCAAGGGTCAGTTTACTGCATCAATAAATGCTGAATATCGTTCTGGTCAACTAGCAGGTTTATATGTCGATCATAAACAAATAACACACTCTACTTTAGAAGGTATGAGTAGAGATCAATTAGAAAAAAGATTAGCAGAATTAGAGAACAAAATAGGCGAGGCAAAAAACATCATAGATGTTACACCAGAAAAAATTCAAACTAAGTAAAGTAACAAACCCTACACAAGTTAAAATAAAAGATGATCCTGTAAGAAAGGTTAGTTATAAATTTAGAACATCACAAGGCAGATGTATTTATACTATACCAGGTAAAGCAGTTGTATGTATCGCTAATACATTTAAATGTCCTATTGATATGCAGCAATTAGAAATATATTCATTACCTGGAGCAGAAGAGTTTACAATATTTTATACAGTATGGTCTTATGAAAAAGGTTATGGTCGTTTAATACTTAACGAATTATTACAATTGTTACAAACTACAAGATATGTAACTTTATCTCCTAAAACAGAAATGGCTAAAAACTTTCATATAAGAAATGGTGCTAAACTAATAGCTGATAATAAAGACAGTTATAACTTTGAGTATTTCAAATAGTAGATAAGAACAAAGTGGTTACAAAATTAGTTGGACTAGATAGAGCTTCTATTCTTAAATTTCTTAGTGTACCTTTTTGTCTGCGTTTTTCCTTGTCAGATAAACTTTTTATTTTGGTATGCACATTATGATAGTGTTTCCATAACACTTGTCTTTGTGTAAACTTTATTATTTTTTTTTCTAGTGATAAAATATAACGGTTTTTTATATCTTCTGGATCTAGCAATGCCCACTCACATATTTTACAAAAATCGTGGCTCATACCTATCAACCAATTGTGTGCAGCAAACTTTATTAATGAAGATTTTCTATCTGATTGATGTATCATAACATCTTCAAAAGCATTAACTAAAACATAAACATATAATTTTTCTTCTGGTCTTCTTTCAACAAACACTATTTCTTTTGCTATACGGTAAC